GCAAATATTTTACTCACTGAAATAAATTGAAGGGGGGGTATCAAAAACCAATATTATGAAAGAAGAAAAAGTTTTAACGATAGCGCATAAAGGCCGGGCCACAGATGTGCTTTTGGAATTACCAAAGCCGCCAGTGTATCTCACTGAGGAAGGTAAGAATCATTTCAAACTTTGGGGCGGCAAATTGATCACCGCAAAAATCCTGAAGGACCAGCACCTGGCAGCGCTTGAGGTTTTGGCGAATGCCATGGGTGAATTTGAATGGGCACTGCGCGAGATCAAAAGAAAGAATGTGAAGTCTATGGGCTGGGGATATATCCAGACATTTCAAAGCGGTGCCAGCCAAGTGAGCGCAGAAATCACGCTCAAGGAAAAAGCCGAAAAGAAAATCCTGCAATGCCTGAAGCAGTTTGGGATGGATCCCAGAAGCGAGAAAGAACTCAAGACCGAAGACACCGGCGGCCAGCTTTCGCTAATGGAAGAATTCAACAAAGCAATGAATAAGCAATCATCGTAATTAATTAGTAACCTAAATATAATAACCATGTCAACATTAAAAATGCAAGTAGGAGAATCGCTTTCCGCAGATTTTGAAGAACAAACCTGGACGCTTGAAATGCAGGAAGATTTTTCAATTTCCGCAGGGGAATTTGCAGTAATCCCAAAAGAAAAATTTGATCGTTTAATAATCGCTTTAAGAGGAATTACCAGTTCAATGGCTGTGCATCCAGATTGTACTAGAGGATCTGAATTTGTAGATATGGTCAGTAGATCACGTAAAGCACTTGCAGAAGTTCTTTAATTATTAATTATTAACCTAAATATATAACCATGTTAAATTTTAAAATCGGGGAACTCTACGACCCACAATTCAAAAGTCTAAGCGCTGTAGATCGAGAACAGAACCTCGAAGGGATCTGCTACGAGGTAAAGGAAGAATCCTATACAAAACCGCTTACCGAAGAAGACCTGGCAGAACGCAAAACAGAACTGGCTGAAGTTTCCATTAATATCTCAGAACTTGAGCTTGAGAAAAAAGAGATCAGCGCGAAACTCCGTGCAAAGATCAAAGAACCAAAAATCGAGCGCGCCCGTCTTCTGGAAAACATCAAGCACCGCAGTGAGCACATGAAGGGTAAAATCTTCCTGATCGATGAGCCGGAAACTGGCATGATGTATTATTTCGATAAAGAAGGTGTATGTGTTCACGCCCGCCCCATTACGCCTTCAGAAAAACAAACCAAAATAAGAACACTTAAAAGCGCAGGAAATGAGTAACGAGAAAATAGTACAGCAAGAATTAGAGAACAATCCTAAATTAAAAGAGCTTGTAATCCGAACCGGTGCCGCAGATACCATCGAGAAGCCAGAGCCTTTAACCATATCTGGCACGATAGATTCACCTTCTCGATACATTGACTATCGTAAAGAAAATATAGAGGTGAAGACTTCCCACGCTTTGGTTTCTAAAAGTGAAGGCACCATTCAGTTGATCGTAAATGAAAGCTGGCCATTGCTCAAGCATTCGATTACCGGTAAGATCGAGACTTCAAAAATTTATCAAGCCCTAGGTATCAATAACCCCGGTAAATTTTATGCGCCCAAAGAACTTTCTAAAAAATTCAAGCTACTGCGCTCCATTTTCCCAGACAAGGCTGAGCATGCAAAAGTAGTGGGTGCCCTTTTTAATTTTCAGGCGAAAGTAAACAGTAATCTCAATGATGAAGATGACCGCCGCGGCAATAAATCAATTCTTTTTGAGCAAGCGGTAGAATCTAATGTGCCAGAATCATTTGAAATCAACATTCCGCTTATCGAAGGTGAAGAATCACAAAGTATCAAAATAGATATTGTGATAGAAGCAGGATCCAGCCTTGATATTAAATGCTTTCTGGAAAGCGCAGACGCAGCAGAGCTGGTTGATGAATCCAGAGAAAAACGTGTCATGGAAGAAGTGGGTAAAATCGAAAAGCACACCACGGTAATTTTTATATAAACCAGTAAAGGGCCGCTAGCTCCGGCCTTTTTTAATTTTAAAATACTAACCACAATGACATTATCATTCAAAACAGAAATTAAGGGAAACCCTACCCATTTTGTAGAACAGATACACCACTGCTTATTTGCTTTATTGGAACCAGAAGTGCAATATCCTTATTGGAGGGAAGTAAATAAAAAAGGTTTCGATACAGAAAAGGCTAAAGGCAGAAAAAAGAAACACACCATTCGCACCGATTCAAAAAACAGGTGGGAAGCCGGTAAAAACATCCATTTCGTTATCAATAATAGAACGCCGCAGCGGTTTCAGTTTGCTCCTGTAGTTATCTGTAAATCGGTTCAGCTCATAGCAATATACCAAAATATTGATAGTGCAGGTTTTCAAATTGCAAATCCTTCTGTACACATTGACAATCGAAATCTTACGCCTGTAGAAATTGAAAACCTAGCCATTAACGACGGCTTTGATTCCGCAGAAGATTTCTTTGCTTATTTCAATAAAGACTCCACAGGTAAAATTATTCACTGGACAAATTTAAAATACTAACCAAAATTTTAACATTATGGAACTAAATAAAAAATATTACTTAGGGGACGGTGAAAATTACTTCATCTATAGAACTGATAAATACAATGCTGAAACTATAAGAGCTGAGCTTTTTGATAAAAATGGCGAAGCAATGGCAAAAACACTTGTAAAAGGAGGAATGGCCGATGCAGATAGGTCACACCACGAAGTTATAAATGGCTTTGAAATATTTGTAGCTACTAATTCATAACCCCATGCAACCCACAACCACCCAATTAAACTCAATCCCATTCCAATACGCCGCAGGCGTACGTGACGGTAGTGTGGTTGTGGGCCATCGCATACGCCAGGCAGTAGACCGTTTCTACAAGTGGATGGAAACCGCCGAAGCAGACGGTTACCATCTGGACCATAATGCCGGGATGCAGATCATAAACTTCTTTCCCACCGCGCTCAAGCATACAAAGGGCAGAGTGGCGGGTAAACCATTTGTTCTTGCACCCTTTCAGCAGTTCACGATGTACAACCTTTTCGGATGGAAAGACGCTGAAGGAAAGCGACGCATCAATACCGTGTATGATAAACGGGCAAAAAAGAACGGCAAAACCGCAGAAATGGCGGGTATGGCGCTGGGTGTAATGACGCTAGACCACGAGAGCAGCGCGGAAGTCTATGTGGGCGCGACCAAAGAAGATCAGGCAAAATTATGCTGGGATCAGGCCGCAGATTTCATCGAGCATGCCGCGCATGCAAGTCCGTTTCTTGCAGGTTTGGGCTTTCGGAAACTGCAAAAAGAAATCCGTTTCACACCTTTAGGATCAAAAATGCGGCCGCTGGGCGGTGACAGTAAAACCCAGGATGGTATAAACAGTCACCTGAGCATCATAGATGAATACCACGCGCATAAAGACGACAGCGTCAAGGAAAATCTGGAATCATCTTCCGTGCAGCGCCTGCAACCTATCACGTACCATATTACCACCGCAGGCGTATACACGATGGGCGTTTGCAAGCACTACGAAGATACCTGCATAGAGATTCTGGACGGTAAAAAGCACGATGATCATCTGTGGATTATGATTCACGACCTCGATCCAAAAGATGACTGGCAGGATAAAGCCAACTGGTTTAAGGCAAATCCACTTTTGGGGCAGGGTTTGAGCATAGAAAGCATCGAAAAAGAGTACACCAAGGCTACAAATCAGATCAGTAAAGTGCCTAATTTCCAGACAAAGCACCTCAATATGTGGGTAGATGCGCCAGAAGTTTGGATTCTGGGTGATACCTGGGATAAAGGGATCGTGAAGGAAATTCCCGAAGGCGTATTTAAAAAGCTTGGCAGCTTTGCCGCGGCAGACCTTAGTACAACCACAGACATTACCGCATACGTAAACCTTACGGAACCCGATGAAGATGGTTACAGATACTTAAAAATGTGGGCTTTCTGCCCGAAGGAAACCATCAAGCGCCGCAGCCGTGAAGATAAAGTGCCGTACGATCTATGGGCGCGTGAGGGCTGGTTGATACCTACGGAAGGCAATGTGGTAGATTATGAAGTGGTGAAAAATAGAATTGCCAAAACCTACCATATAAATGGGGTAAACCGCATAGAATTTGACCAGTGGAACGCTGCCCAGATGGTTAATGAACTCATGGAGCAGGGTTTTCAAGTGTCGTACTTCTCGCAGGCCATCAGCAACATGAGCGCACCCAGTAAAGAGTTTGAAAAACTGGTAACCGAAGGTAAAATCTTGCATGAGGACAATCCTTTATTAAAATGGATGCTTTCCGGCACAATCGTAGTGCGCGATGCAAACGACAATATCAAGCCGCATAAGGGTAAGAGTATCGCCCACGGCTACCGCATAGACGGTATAATCGCAACAATTATGGCCCTTGGAGGCTCCATAAGTGTAGAACAGAAGAAAAATTGGGGCAAATACAGCCGCCCAGGTGCAGAAATATACATTTAAAATCGAAATCATGCCCATTATTACAACACATGAACTGAATGCTATTCAGCAAAAATTAAAATCTGCGGAAGAAAATTACGCGCTCGCCCGACTTCTGGGCACGCCTGAAGGTTTTTTTCAGCATTATTTTAAAATATTGCCAAGTTCACGTACCCAGATTGAAGCATTTAACGATGTAAATGACCAGTATTTTGAGATATTTGGTGATTGGCGGTATTCAGATTACAACAGTTTTCGCCTTTGCTGTAAAAATTATAAATCCAAAAAATGAAAATAGTATATATCGCCCATCCAGTGGGCAGCCCATCAGTTTTTGAAAACCTTGAAAAAATAAAGGAGATCGTGCATGCGCTTAACCTTGCCCGGCGCGACATTGTTCCTTTTGTGCCCTACATGACAGATTGCATGGTGCTTGATGATACAGATCCAAAGCAACGCAACCGGGGCATGGGTAATAACCGGGCCATTCTTGAAAGTGGCATGGTCAACGAAATATGGCTTTATGGCGATCGGATAAGCGAAGGCATGTTGACTGAAATAACGATTTGCCAACGCCTGAAAATTCACATAATCGCCATGACCGCAAAAACGCGATTAGCCCTGCAGGAAATTAACAAACAAAAATCAAAACCTTGAAACAAGTCATAACCATAATAAGTACGCTGGCCATTCTTTTTGCTGAAACAATGCTTCTTGATCTAGACTATATAGCCATTAATAATTTTAGAATTGCATGGGTAGCGCTGCTAATGCTGATCACTATAGCGGTGGGGTTTAGGTTTTACCAGGCTTTTTCTAAAAAATAAATACTAACTGATTAGTATAAGATACGGTCGTCATAATTCCGTAGGAATTTGACGGCAAGCACACCAAAACAAATTGAGTAAAACAAATTAACCAAACACGCGTAAGACTGGATTTTATACCGTGTTCTTAACTGTAAAAACAATAAATATGGGACTAAATTTTAAAGAATTTAAGTATGAGGCTAAAAATGAGGAAAATAATGAGGTCTATGGTCGTATACGAGAAACAACTAAAAAGAGGGCAAATGATCTGCTTGTAAAATGGGGGTATACCAATATTGTTTTTATTGTTTAGAACGGTCTGGTGGTATGGATGGTTGCGAACAAATTAATAACTGAATTTAATAAATAAAAACAAATGAATTACGATACAAAAAAAATAAGCACAGCACTTGAAGAACTTCACAAAAGTAAAGATGTGAGCAATGCCGCCTACTCAACTTTAAAATTCGCAATAGAGCAATTAACTATACATAGTGTTGTAGTGCGTTATTCTGATGGTAACGACTATTCTCACTTAAAAGTAAATAGCGAGGAACACCCAGAACATAGCAAATGTGTTTGGTGTGGAAGTACAGAAGTTACCATTACAGATGAAGCCGATATTTGCCACGAGCCTGATTGTAGATATGTATATACTTAATGCACTACAACGGATTAGTCTATGGATTGTTGCAGAATTAAAAAATAACTTAACCAAATAAAAATGAAGACAAAAGAGGATTTTATAAACGAAATCAAGCCTAATAAAGCAAATTTAAATTATATATCTGAAACAGGAGAAATTAACGGAAACCTCTTTGCGGATATAAAAAATGCCATGCAAAAGTACGCTGACCAGCAATTATCTATAGACCGTGTTGTAGGGCAAAGCGAACAGTTGCCGAAAGATGTGACCGACGAAGATTGGGAAACATTAAGAGGCAAGGGCTTAGATACTAAGCTTAAAAAATGGTAATTAGGCAATTGCATACAACACCCATATAACCCCACCCTATTAACTAACCCTTACTAACACACTAACCACTTATGAAAGTTCTGGAAGTTTACATGAGAAAATTAAGATACAAGCGCTATGCGGAAAGAACCATAGAAGTTTACACCCACTATCTTCAGGAGTTCTTTAAAAATGAGAATATTAAAGACCCGCATCAGGTTTCGCAAAAGCAAATTGAAGATTATCTGGAAAACAGAAATTATAAAAGCACTTCGCAGCAAAACCAGATTATAGGCAGTTTAAAACTATTTGCAAAATATATTCTTGGTAAATCTCAGGTTCATTTAGATAAAATTGAACGGCCGCGTAAAGTCACGCACAAGCAGCCCGTTATTCCTAGAAATCACATCCTTCAAGTGCTACCGCGGATAGCCAACTTAAAACACCGGTCAATCATAGCGCTGGGCTATGGCTGTGGGCTGCGTGTTTCAGAAGTGATCAGTTTGAAGTGGAAGGATATTGACCGGGACCAGGGCGTTATTCTGGTGCGTGACGGTAAAGGTGCAAAAGACCGGTACACGCCTATTTCAGAAGGAATAATCGATATGCTGATTGCGTATTTCAGGGAATATAAAACCAAGCAGTACGTATTCACTGGTCAGGACTGGCGGCAGCAATATTCCCCATCCAGCTGCACCGCGATCGTAAAAAAGTATATCGGTAAAAAATACCGTTTTCATTCCCTTAGAAAAAGTTTCGCCACGCATTTGTATGATGCCGGTAATGATCTGGCTAAAATACAGGATGCCCTAGGCCATAAAAACGAAAAGACCACTCGCATTTATGTGGAAACCTCGATTGATTCTGCCAGAAATTTGACAAGCTTAATTAATTAAGTAGATATTATGGCGAATTCGCCATAATTAAAAATATATAAATTATTTCTAAACCATAATTATGATTGACAAGAATTATTTAGATAAACTTAAGGAAGATGATTATATCGCGTGGGATGATTTAATTAACGATCCCATGGTTGTAGGGCAAGATACAGGAAGTGGCTTTATGTTAGTCGTAGTGGTGCTAATGGTAATAATAGGCTTCATTCTTATTGTGTTATTGTAGGTCCCTGCAAATAATAAACTAATCAAAAAACCCCTAAAATCACCCACAATTAATTCAATAATGTAAACATTATACATAAATCACCTCCCTTCGCCCCGTATGTTTGCCCTGGTTAGTATTTAATTAGGTTAAAAAATGGGTATACTTAACGACGTCTTTTCACCGATAAGTTTGCGATCAGCAACCACCGCCAGAAATGGTGGTGGTTTCCCGTTTTTCGGTAATTCCGTAACTAAAAGCGGTTCAAAAATCAATGAGAATTCCGCGCTCACGCTGGGTGCATTCTACAATGGCGTCAATCTGTGTACAGATGATATCGCCAAACTTCCCAAAGCTGTCTTCCAGAAAGACGGTGACAACCTCAATAAATTATCAGACCACCCCGTTCATAAACTGATTTCCGAAGAACCTAATCCCTATCAAAATCCCTTCAATTTCTGGAAATACCTGTGCTACTGCGCCATTGTGAAGGGCAACGGTTACGCAAAGATAGTCCGGGATAAAGCTACCGGCAACGTGGTTTCCCTTATGCATTTGGATTCAGACCAGGTCACGCCGCTCAAGGGCAGCGATAAGATGTATTACAAGTATAAAGGCAACGTCATAGATGGCGATGATATGATTCACCTCTATTTCTTTTCCACAAATGGATATTCGGGCACCGGCATTGTTACCTACGCCGCAAATTCTATGGGAATCACCTTGAGCGGACAAACCTTTGTGGGTGACACGTTCAGCAATCAGGGCTTATCGCACGGTACGCTTGAGACTGACATGAATGTTACCGCAGATAATAAGGGGAAAATTGAAAATGCATTTCAAACTAAAATGTCTTCAGAAGGCGCACATAAAGTAGCGCTACTGGATGAAGGTTTCAAGTACAAAAGAATCACCGTTACACCGGCCGAAGCGCAATGGCTGGAAACCGACACGCGCGGCATCATTCATATCTGCCAGTTTCTAAACGTGGCCCCGCATAAATTAAAGCACCTCGATAATTCCAATTACAGCAACCTGCAGCAGATGACCATAGAGCATCAGCAGGACAGTGTGATGCCGCGTACGGTAAACATTGAGCAGGAATGCCGCCGCAAACTGTTTTCCGATAAGGAGAAGATGGATCACTATATAAAATTCGATCTGCGCAGTATGCTCAGGGGCGATCAGAAATCGCGTGCGGAATATTATAAAACCATGGTTTCCTTTAAGCTCATGACGCCTAATGAAGTTAGAAAATTAGAGGAACTCAACCCACGGAAAGATGGTAACGAACTATTGCAAATGGTCAATATGATGACTGAAGAACAAATGAAAAAACAAAGCAATGAGCCAGTCTAAAGATTATGCAAAAGTAATGGATGAACAGGCGGAGCGCAGATTTTTTGACGCGCCAGTCTCTGTAGAGAAACGTGCTGAAGGAGATAAAAAGACCACGCTTTTTGTAATAGAAGGGTATGCGGCAAAATTTAACAGCCGTACAGATCTAGGCTGGTTTGATGAAGAAATATTACCAGGTGCATTTGATGATATCTTAAATGATGATGTGCGCTGCCTTTTTAATCACAGCCCAAATTTCGTTCTCGCCCGTAGTAATGAAGGTAAGGGCACGTTGAGCCTTACTATAGATGAAACTGGATTAAAATATAGCTACACAACGCCAAACCGCACGTTTGCCATTGATCTTCAGGACGCGATTGAAAGCGGTGACGTCACCCAGTCCTCTTTTGCATTTCGCGCAAGTGAAGTGGTTTGGATCGAAAAAGAAGGGGAAAATGAATTGCGCCAAATCAAGAAAATAGAACGTCTATACGATGTTTCGCCAGTCACTTATCCGGCATATGCCGATACCAATGTGGCAAAAAGAAATTTTGAAGCCCGCGAAAGCGAAAAAGACACAAAAGAAAATACATCGGGATCTGAGCAATCCGGAAGTATGACAGTAAGACAAGCTCAATGTAAAATGTATCAATACTAAAAACAAAAAGATGAAAAAATCTGATCAATTGAAACAAGAGCGTCAGTCATTAAAGGATGCTCAGATCACATTAACCGAAAAAGCCGAGAGCGAAAGCCGTGACTTTTCACCAGAAGAAGCAACAGCTTTCGATAAGCGCCATGCGGAAATCGAAGCAATGAATGCAACGGTTACCCGTGCAGAAAATGCCGAAGCTTTGCAGCTTGAGAAAGCAGAACGGGATGCCATTCCTGTAGATCTTTCTGAAGAAAAAAGAAAAAAGGATAAACCGTCTGGCGAAGATTCCGAAAAAAGAGAAAAGGCCAAGATTATGGCTAAATTTTCCATGAAGCGCGCCCTTGAAGCGCAACTGGATCAGCGTGCCTTGGATGGTGTGGAAGCCGAAGTGAATGCAATGGCTAAGGAGGAGTTGAGAAGTCAAGGCTTGGAAGTTCCCAGAAGGGGCATAAATATTCCTAATGAAATGATGTTCCGCGCAGATAGTCATACCGTGACTCAGGATGGTGGGGCTTTTGGCGGGAATCTGGTTCGTGAAGAAGTAGGTGAAATGCTGCCCACCTTTGTAGATCGTCTTTCTATAGAAGATCTAGGTGTAACCGTAAAACGGGGCCTTATAGGTGATTATCCACTTGTTAGAGGTAGTGAGTTTACTTTCGAGAATCTTGCAGAAACCGCAAACACAACTCCTCAAAAGCAGGAATGGGATAAAAGGATAATGAAGCCCAAGCGTACCGCGATGGAAACCGCTATCTCAAATCAACTTCTTATTCAATCTGAATGGAATGTTGAAACCGATATTCGTAACCGAATAACCACGGCGTTAAACAAGCGATTAATGCTTGATATGTTGAATGGTGATGGTGTCGCTCCTAATACTTTGGGGCTTCTTAATGATCCCGAAGTTGCTTTTGTTTATGCCGGTGCAGAAGGTAAGTTGACCCTTGCTAAAATTAATGAGTTGGAAGGCGCTGTGGATGATGAAAATATCCCTAATGGGAATCCTATTTTCTTGATTCATAAAAAATTGGGTGCTATCGCTAAAAGCATTCCATTGGATGCTGGAAGTGGTGTTTTCCTTATGAATATGAGAAATGAGCTGTACGGTACTCGCACCGTCCGCACATCTTTGCTCCCAGTTCTTACTGGCACTGCGGATAACTATCCTGTTGTTTATGGTGATATGGCTAACGTATATGCTGGCTTCTGGGGTGGTATGAACCTCGTTGTCGATCCATATACTAAAGCCGGTAGTAATGAGGTGCGTATGATCGTGAATCTGCACCGCGATATTATGGCAGCAAATCCACAGGGTTTTGCCATCAATAAGAAAATAACCCTTTAATCCAAATCCATGAGTGATATAAAAACAAAAGAGCAGCTGGTACAAGAGCTAGCTGCTCTTAATTCCGAAGATTTGAAGGCTATGGCAACTGATTTAAAAATTGAGTTTGCCGATAATATTGGTGATGATACACTTTCAAAGCGTATCATCGGCAATCAATTTCCTGAGAAAAAGGTAAAAAAAGTAAAAGCTCCAAAAAAAGCAAAAGATTCTAAGTATAAGAAAGTATTGATTGAGAAGTCGCCATCTGGCAGGTTCTTTCTTTCTTATTCCGTGGGGGAAGTTGTTCCAAAAATGGAAGCTAAACAGGCCGATGAGCTTATAAAAGCTGGTTACGCCTTAGAAGTACAGGAATAATGCTGAACTACACCGTCATATCGCAACTCGTATCACCGCTAGATCTTATCACACTGCCACAGGCGAAAGCCCAATTGCGCATAGAGGAAGATCAAGCTTTTGATAATGATCTCATTGAACTGTACATAGGTGCAGCGCTTGATTCGGCTTCCCAGTATTTGGGCTATCCGGTCGCAAAAAGCGATGTAAAGGTATATGCAGATGAAGGTGCTCGAAAAATTATACTTCCTGTGCATCCAGTAACCGCTGTGACCGCGATTGATTATGTGGATGTGGATGGTGAAGATAAAGTGTACGATCTGGGTAATCACAAGCTGATCACCTACGATAAGGAAAGCAGGTTGTTGTTCCTTCAGGAATTTGAAGTGGCGCGCGATGCAGAGGCCGTGATCACCGCGACCGTTGTTTCCGGATGGGATGCAAATACGCTTCCTGACAATATACGCCGTGCGATGCTGCTGGAAATTTCAGACATGTACACCTATCGTGAAGACCGCAAGGCAATAACCAATAAGGCCAGCCAGTCATTGCTGCGCCCTTTTAGAAAATACGGGTAACAATGGCAAATGACCTTCCATCTATTGGCGATCTCAACCGCCGCGTGATCTTACAACGTGTTGCCGGTGGCAGGAATACGATAGGGGAACGGTCTGATACGTTCAATGAAATAGCCCCGGTGTGGGCAAAGCGTGAAGATACCAGCGGCGGTGAGAGCCTTGACGATGGTACCGTGATCGCTCTGCAGGTACGCCGCTACTTTATACGCTACCGCAAGGCAGTTTACCAGGACAGTGCAAACTTGATCGTGGTTGACGATGGTGTAAAGTGGGATGTCAATTATGTAGGTGTTCACGGCCGTGATGTGTTCATTGAGTTGAAATGCTCCCGTCGTGAGTAACCGCATAGATATAGACGTGGAAGGCTTTGAAGAGCTCCGCGCAAAATTAAAGCGCCTACCGGATAAAGTCAAGGGCCGCGAGATCGAGAAGATCATGCGCCGTGTGGCAAAACCAGCGCTTGCCGCCGCAAGGCAGGAAGCCCCGGAAGGGAAAACAGGCGCGCTTAAAAAGTCGTTGCGCATCAGCAGGATTCGTTTCCGTGATGCAGCGCTTGCCGGTGTGAAGGTCGCCCCAAATCGAAAGAAGGCGTATTACGCCCACTTTGTTGAATATGGCCGCAAAATAACCGGTAAAGGTAAGACCAGGGCAAATCCCTTTGTAGGCCGCGCCCG